CAGGCGCTGCTTTACCAACTCCAATGCACCGATCGCCTCAATGGCGGTAACATCTTCAAGGCTGTCAACCAGATTATCAAGTGCGGTCAGGAAGTCTTCCATGGGTTTGGAGTAAGACGGTGCTATGGTAGCACGGTTAGGGTTTGCGTTTGCGCTTAGGATTTGGCTTTGGTATACTTGCTTTTAGGTCAGCATTAATTGCATCAAGTATCCGTTTTTTGTCAACTGCTGTTCTTTTATCCGCTGCTTTTTTTGCTTGCGCTGGTGTCATGCGCTTACGGCTGTAAGGTACGCGCCTATTTGCGGCACTTCCTAATTCCCTTAATTGAGACTGATATTGATAAAGCGCTTTTGATCCAATTTGCGGATTGCGGCCGTTTTGTACATTAAATGCCCGTTGCTGGCGACGTTGTATTGTTTGGCGTGCGCCCCTTAGCCCACCTGATTGGCGTACAATTTCACGATCCAACCTGCGGCTGCTTAATGCTTCACGCGCTGCTGTGCGATCCATGCCGCGCATTAGGCTGCTTGCCTTTTTTATATTTTCCTTCATGCCGCCTAATAAGTTTTCTATCGTAGGCTTTGGCTTTCTGGTAATTGGCGAAATTTTATTGGCTGGCTTAGATGGTCTACCTGTTGGCCTGATGTTATTAGCAATTGATGGCTTGCTGCGTTTTGCTTTGCTGATCGTACCTTTAGCGGCTGGCCCGCTTGCTTTTGCGGTTACGGTAGCTCGCTTGCCGCCGCTTGCAGTACGTAACCGTCCCCCCCTGGCTGTAGCGCCAGTACTGGAGAATCGCCCCCTGTTGTCCCGAGCGTAACGACGTGCCATGGTCCCATTCTAATAGACCCTAACGCCAGTACCACGGCCAGCCCCGGCGTGCAATGGGTTGAACTCACGCCATACGAGGTAGCCGATGGCGTCGTTCATGTGGTCATAACCGCCGTCTTTATCGGGTTCGCCTTTTTCGCTGTAGCTTTGAAGCTCAAGGCATTCGATCAACTTACGGCAACTGTGGTCAATATGCAAGCGGATCTCACCTTTACCATTTTCCATCAATGCTTGCATTGCTGCCACACGATCACGTACGGGCGGGTTAGCGCGTGGTGATTGGTTTGACATGCCGTAGGACTCTAGGATTGCAATGTCGGTCTGGCTTGCGTTTGTGCTGCGATTGCCGCCGCTTGCATCTGGGTACATGTAGATGCGATGGTCTGGGTAGCGTGCCTTGATCGTTTGCGCTAAGGCATCAGTATCATGTGCACCGCTGATCTCATCAAATACATGTAATGTCTTGCCATTGCGGTATGCAATCACGGCAGACATATTGCCTACGTTAAAGTCAACACCAATGCGCAACGGTTCACGATATGATGGCGCTTCAATGCTTTCTACATGTTTTGCACGATCAAAGCGGTCATATACCTGGCCTGTGGTAAGATTAACAAATTCACCGTCTAGGTATGCTTTTAGTAGTTGCGGGTCATAGTTTGCTTGCAGGCGTTCGATGAAGTCCGGCGGTAGGTATGGGTTATCCTGCGTGCGCATACGAATAAGCCGCCGATCGCTGCGGCCTTTGCCATCCTCACTGGCGAATGTACTCCACATCCACCTAAAACCTTCTGGTGTTGATGCAGCAGCAAATTGACGTACATTGCCAGCACGCAAGCGACCAAGGATCTTTGGAAATGCTTTGTTTGCTATAGCAGGCGCTACGGTGTCGATTTCATCAGCAAGTATCCATGCAGCATTAATACCAATAATACGCTGCCAATTTTCAAAGCTGCGGCATAAGATCTTTGTATCACCATCAGGCAGGTGTAGCATATATTCAGGCAGCGGTGATGCCCTGAAGGTATATGGTATATCGTATGCCTCCAAGAAATCATCAAAGTCTGACTGCCAAATATCACGAATCAATGGGCCTGTAGGCTCCATTACAACACCAATAAAGCCCTGGTTAGCAACTGCAAGATGCACGGCCTTAGCACATAGCGCCCTGGTCTTGCCGGCGCCATAACCTGCTGATACACCAAGGATATCAACAGTTTGGTCATCAATAAAATCAATCTGCCCAGGATGCAGATCATCGCGGATGCGTGCTAGCAGGCTGCTTACGTTGATCCTTTCATCGCTGTGGCCATACTGCTGCAATACATTACCTGCCCTTGCAGTAGCAAGAATACTCACGAACAAATCTGCGCTAGCTTTGCAGCAGTATTGATCGCACCTAATGCAATATGCAACTGCCCGGCAGCTCTAGCTTCTTGCTGTAGCGTTGCGCATTGCGACAACAGATCAGCAACCATTTGAGGCCGTTCTAAGTCCCAATCTGCTTTTAATTTCTCGCGTGCAACAACTAAGTACTGATCGCAACTACGTGCGCCAACCCCCCAGTGTTCTGAGGCATATTGAATACAGTCTGACCTACGGCCACCATTAGCGATGATACGTGCAAACTGATTTGCGCGTTCAATCGTATCTTGCTTGGTGCCTCTAGGTGGCGTCATGCTTAGATGCTAGCAAAAGCCCCCAACGAGTGTTAGGGGCCGATGGTATCAGAGTTTACTGATGGCGACCAAGCCTTCCTCTAGGTCGACTTCAACGGCGAATTTATCACCAGGTGCTAGGCCAAGCTGGCTGGTGTAACCACCGGACAGGATGGCATTACCGTTTTTCTGTACGGTGCCTTCATAGGAGAGGGCACGGCCAGATTTCGGTGCTTTGACCACCTTAAGGCCATATGCCTCAAGAAGGTTGGAGCGCAGTGCAGCGATTTTGGGTTTGCCTTCTGCGGTGATGTACCCGGTTGCTGTTGCAAGTTCGGGTTCTGAGATTTCGCCAAGGATTTTAACTTGTGCGAGCAGTTCGGATCCTGTGAGTGCCATGTATGTGGTTGTGACCGTTGGAATCATACACGAACCTGTACGGGCATGACAAGGTAAAGCTGTCCGTCGATGCCTACTGGTGTCATGACAACAGGTGTGGTAGGCGTATTGGCCTGCATTTGAACCTTGGCGCCATCTAAGTGCTTGAGGCCATCGACGAGGTAACGGACGTTGAAGCCAGCATCAGGGAAGGAACCAGAGCAGGTCAGCTTTTCGGCGCCGCTGCTGACTTCGGAGTCAGCAACGATGGATAGGGTTTTGTTTTTGACTGACAGCTTTACCACATCGGAATTGATGATGGCAATACGCTCTAGGGCAGCGATCAGGGCAATGCGATCGGCTGTGATGGTGTGCTTAAACGATTCAGGCACCAGCTTTGACACGGCTGGGAAGGTGCCCGCCAGGGTGCGTGATGTGATGGTGATGCCATCGGCAATGATGATCGCCTGGCTGCTGGATGCAGCAAGCGTGACCGTAGGGCTGTCTAGGCGCTGGATAGCGGAGATGCTGCGGGTCGGCAGAATGATGTCGATGGCGCCATCGGCTGGCTGGGTGCGGCTGACCATGCGATGACCGTCGGTTGCCTCGATGCGCATGATGCCGGCTTCTATGGCGACGTGCAGGCCGCAGATGATGCCTTTCGACTCATCGGTGGCCGCAGCAGCTAATGCAGCACGCATGGGCTCCGCAAGGGCCACGGAGACGGCTCCAGCAGTATCGACGACCGGTAGGGAGGGAAAGTCGTCTGCATCATGCCCTGAGAGCTGGTAGGAGCCTGTTGCACTCGACAGGCTGACCGCAGTGCCATCAACGGTGAGCAGCAGGGCAGCATCGCTGTCTAGTCGTCCGACGATCTCAGATAAGACGCGGTATGGGACGGTAATGGATCCTGCGGTTTCAACTGAGGCCAGGATTGTGGTTGAGATGCCTAGCTCAAGGTCAAATGCTGAAATGCGCAAGTGGCCATCGGCCATGGCATCAATCAGGACATTGGCAAGGATTGGATGGGTCTTGCCGTTGGAGACAGCGCGACCGACGACCTTAAGCGCGTGGTTTAGGTCGGACTGAGCGGTGATGATCTTCATGATGCGGCTTCGGTTAAGGCGGTGATGATGGCGTTGTAATCGTTGGCAAAACTGGCGACCAGCTCAGCAGGAATGGGGATACCTTCCTCCTGGGCATTATCAAGGATGGCAGCGGCATAAGCAACCGCCAAGGTCATGACGTCATGCAGTCGGTTGATGACGGGCGACTGCCTGGCTGTGATGCGAATCAAGTCTTGTGATGACATATGCGGTTAATAGCTCAACGTGCTGCCTCGGGATGATGCCACCCATAAAGGCAGCTGCATCCGAGACAAGCGCATGGTATGCCGATGGCGTCAAACCATAAAGGCCCTGTTGATATTCCGCAACAATCGCCCGCTGCCGTATCAGTGCCGACCGGTTGCTGCCTGCTGCTCGATTGCGTCCAAATCTTGTCTCTCCAGTCTCACTTTGACTTCAACCAATTTGCCTGCGTGCCAGTGGTGCCAGTCTATCTCAGCGAGTCCCAACATGCAAATACATCTACCCCGAAGGCAAATTGCAGCCCAGATCCATTGGTATGACTCAAACGAAGGCAAAACAGCCAAATCCCCTACTCCCCCTTATATACATTATGTATCCCCTTGATACCGTTTCTCTTTTCTTACCTAACTTGACTTAAGAGAAAAAGAAAGAAATGAGTAATAGCAAGGGGTTTGGGATGTTTTTTGGCTGTATTTTGCCTGTATTTGCCTTCGATTTGCCTTCGATTTGCCTTCGGTCAGGCCATGGACAGTCCAGCTAGCCGCTTTACGCGCAG